TTGTTTTCGTCTCGTCCATGACGGTTTTGACAGCCTTTGGTGTGGCTGCCAGTTCTTCGCTGTCGTTGTCTGTATCACTACAGAGTTGCACCAGGCCTTTTTGCGTCGTGCTGGCGTTGGTTCCCTTCAGCTCATCAACTATCCGTTGCGCCTCGTCCCTGTGCTGTTTCGCGTTCTGCTCGCTTTTTGCAGCCGATTCGGCGCTGGCTTTTGCCTCACCGGTCAGCGTTGCGGCTTCGTCGAGTTTATCGACCGCTTTCTGGACTATCTTATCGGCATCTTTGACCGCCTGTTCTGCCCGGGCGGCATCCTGTGTGGCAGATAATGCCAGCAGCGCCACCTGATTTTTATCTTCGGCAACGGCTTCTGCATTCTGCTGTACGTTATCCGCCAGCGTCTCGCAGTCGCTCTTAATTTGTTGCGCATCAGCGACATGTTGCCCGGCCTGTCGTTCGCTTTTCGCTGCCGCTTCCGCGCTTTGCTGCGCCTGCGCCACCATTTCCTCAAAGCGTTTCACTACATCCGGCTTTAAATCGCCTTCATCAAGGGCAGTCAGAAAGTCGTTCAGCGTGCCGGGCTTTGAGTCGTCGTAAACCGAAATATCACCGACACAATATTCTCTTTCAATACATGACCGAAGATAAACGCCATATCTTCCGGTCTGAGCCTCAAATGCATATTCTCCTGCCGGCCCTGTCACCACTGTTGCCACCGTTTTCATAACCACTGCGGATGTATTCTGTCGGGCTTTCAGAATAATATGGTATCCGGACATGGGGAGTCCCGCACCATCCGTCAGCACACCCGAAATTAATACAGACATGTTTATTTCCTGATTCAGAAAACATTAACCAAAATAATTGACGCCTTTTTTCTTGCCACTGGCTTTCCCCTTTGCAGAAATATCCGTGGTCAGTGACAGATTCAGCGTAAATCCCTGTCCCGGTACCAGTGAAAACTCCACAGACTCAGCCTGCCAGTGATGGTCCTCACGCACACCAAATCCCTGCGTGACAAAACGCATCTCCGCCCCTGCTTTCAGCAGTTCCGGCCTGCAGGGCAACGTTATCGTCATCTGGCGTCCGGCTTTCTGCACACGTTTAACCTTCGACTCTGCACAGTGTTTTGCGGTGCCCTGGTCAGGCTGGGTAAACGGATGCCGCTTATCTGTTGACTCCACGTCAACTTTAACTTCACGTGTGCGTCCGTCACGGGCATCAAAATACCGGACCCCAACTTTCCCGCTCTTTTTATCCCCCTTCGCACCACCCGCAGCGCCCTGTCGCTCACCTTCACGATAATCCCAGTCTGATACCATACCCGGCGTAATGGTTATCTCAGGCGCATTTCTGCCCCCCGTACTCTGTGATGCCCCGTATTCCAGAAATAACCAGTAGCCATTGGTCGGTTTACTGGTGGCGCCGTACATACCTGCAATGCGGGACAAGAGAGCAGCATCAGATTCTGATGACTGCATCACCCACGGGATATGAATATCAGCAAGCACCGATGAGACGCGCGCCACCAGATTATTTTCAGTGGCGATGGTTTTCACCAGGTCGCCCAGTGTGATATCGCTGAAAGCCCGGGTTTTCAGTGCGGTCACGTCTGCGCCATGTTTTGACGCATTCATGGGGGCTGCGGTGGCATAAATGGTGATCCGGCGGGGAGGACCGCCGCTTGCCACCTGACAGACTGTAAAGCTGCCTTTATTGACCAGGTTTCCGTTGAATCCCAGTCCCAGCGTTAACACCGCGCCTTTTGGTGGCAGCGCCATCGTCTCACTGAACAGGGTTATCATCAGTTCATCGGAGCGCTTTGTGGCAGCACCATTATCGGTATACCGCAGTTCAGCCAGCCCCCGTTTTAGGGCCTTCGTGATATCCTGGCCTTCCGCTGTCAGGCTGAAATCCGGCTGATATTCATTCAGTCCCATAACTGAAACGTCTCCTTCACTTCCGGTTCATATACCCAGTCCGGCAACACGATTTCCACTCCCGCCGGATAGACCGGACCAAGGTCAGCCAGTCCGGGATTGGCTTCCAGTACCGCCGCCAGTGACTGGTTAAGCCCGGTACTGCCATAGTGTCTCTGGCAGATGTCATCCAGCATATCGCCGTCAGTAGTCCGCCAGTTTTTCGCCATAGTATTTCAGCTCCAGTGTGAACGTTTTGTTCTTCGGCGCACCGCCGGGAAGAAAGGACGTGGTGTTATCTGAATAGGCGGTTGCCACGAAATACCCCATCACATCACCTGTGCTCGAGACCAGAAGATGCGGGGCCGGATTGTCATCCACCATCTGAACCAGTGTATCAAGGGCATCCATTCCCACACCGTCACGAAATCCCGCGTGCGCCATACCTTCAAGGGTTATTGTTCTGGCCCCCTTGCCGGTATACTGCAGCAGGTCGTTTTTTCCGATAAGCTGTTGTTCATCCCATCGCCATTCCATCGTGCGCTTCATGGCGTTATAAGCAGCAGTATCAATACTGAATTCAAACTCACCAAACGACAGCATGACGCGGGAGGCGACATCCGTTAATGATCCCACCGCGTCCCATGCTCCACGCTCAAGCCGGTTTACGCCCCAGCCCAGCAAATCCACCATATTCACCCCCAGAATGCATCACCATCGGTCATGCGGGAACGCTGACCAAAATTAATATCTCCCAGATTTTTCGTTACCCTGTCTGCCAGTTGTCCGGCATCCTCGCCGGGCTTCTGAGTGATGTTAAATTCCGCCCGTATCTGATATGTGGGTTTTACTTCCACCTGGCTGACACTGCCGGGTGTATACTGAAGAGCTGAGAGGGGATCCGAATTACCCTGCCCCGGATCTGCTGCATGAAGTCCATCAATGTAGGTGCGGGATTTCTCTTTTATCGCCTTAAAATCAGGTTCTTCTTTCGGCCCCAGCAGAGGGTCGAGAAATGCATCAAACTTTTTATCGTCATGATTCCAGGGGAGATAACCGCGGGTGTCTTTATAAGCCTGTACAACCTGTTTCGTCAGGTCCGGATTTTGCCTGAGCAGTTCATCAAACCATTCTCCCTGACCGTTTTTCTGCGCCACCGCTCTCGCCAGCTCCGGCGACCCCATTTTTGCCAGATATTCCAGTACCTCTCGCCGGTCCTGACGCGGATCATCTGCCAGCCCCCACTCAATGGCTTTCTGCGTTATTCCGGCCAGAACTTTTCCAAATTTCCACATCCAGGCAGCCATGTCGATCAGCGCCGGCAGGGCATCATCACGAATAAATGCCCGGATTTTTTCCAGCCCACCATTCTTAAACCAGGCCGCAAGGTCATCCGTCACCTGTTGAATATGTGGGGCAAGTTCATTACCCAGCTGTCCGCTGATTTCATCAATGGAAGAACTCAGAACATTACGGAGATTTGACAGTGCCACATGTCCCTGAACTGCGCCATCAGCCCCTGCCTTTGTCACCAGGTTATAGCGTTTCTGCTCACTGATAAGCTCCCGATAAGTTTTCCCTGACAGACGCATCCAGGTCAGAATTTTATTGGCCTCACCACCGAACAACGCATCTGCCATTCCGGCAGCCACCTGTTCATTCTCTACCTGCAGTAAGCGATCAAATAAAAATTCGACCTGCTCCTGGTTACTTTTCCCTGTCATCACCCCGGCTTTCAGTCCCAGTTTGCCAAAGACATCCTGAATGGCCCCTTTATCCGTGGCACCATTATCATCGTCAAAAACCTTGTTCCGGTACTCCTCAAACAGATCACCGATGTTTTCACCGTTCAGCCCCATCAGTCGGGCCAGAGAATCCCATGACGCATAGGTTTCGTAATCCACCCCGTAACTCCGGGCTATCCCTGCCCGCTCTGCCGTTTCCGAATTCCGGTTCAGTACCGCGCCGGCACCTGCTGCCAGCGTCAACCCGGAACCAACCGAAAGCCCCATCCCGGTTTTAAGAACGGTCCCGCCCCGTCCTTTCCAGCGAGCCAGACGTTCCGCGCGCGCCAGCTTACGGTTAAATTTGTCCTGCTCCCCGGTGGCATCATGAATTTTTTTGCCCAGCTTTTCATACTGCTTTCGCAGATCAGTAATATCCTGTCCAGCCAGAACGCCAGCCTGAATTTTTCGTTTCAGTACGTCCTGCTGGCGTGTCAGACGAGCCACTTCCTGTGTTACCCCTGATAATCCGTGCTTCAACCCATCAACCGATTTTTTCCACGACGGATCTATCGTGCCTCCGATCCGGATATTCGCTTTAAGGTTATCGCCCACCGTTGCCATAACATCGCTTCCTCTCTTCCGACTCTGCCAGCATCATTGCCACAAAATCCGTATACGGCAGCGCCATCACATCTCCGGGAGACCACCCGAACCAGGCACCGGCACGCCGTATCGCTGTCAGGATGCTTTCTTCTTCCGCCGGACCGGCGGCAGCAAAAAAACATTAAACTGACGCTCCAGGGCCAGGTAATCACACGCTTCCATGTTCATCATGTCTGCCGCGTCCATCCCACACAGACCGGCAATCATATCCAGATCAGCCTCTGCTTCCGGTTTGTTACTCCGGCGATGCAACAGACGATCGCGGACAGTGGGCGCACGCATAGTGACGTGCGTGATCGTCTGTCCTGATGCGGTGACATACGGCACGGATAACACAATTTCCACGCTGCTGGCAGGAACGCTGTTTTTTTCCGACATAAGCATCTCCTTTAAAAAAGAAAAGGCGGCCTGAGCCGCCTGAATGACAGGATCCCGGATTAAACCCGGATGATTTTTTTCAGATCCGCCAGAACATTAACGCCATTAATACGACGTACAAACTCCTCCGGAATAATGCAGATGGTTTCCACACCGTCGACAGCCTGGCGGTAATAACTCAGCGACATTTCCACCGTCACCGAGGCGTCTGCCTGCGATGTTGCCGGACGTGCATCCGGCGTGATACTGGTGATCATCCCCTGCAGGGTTTCCACCTGTCCGCTGGTCGCATTCCCCACCTGATAGCCCTGGCGGACAACAATCTCCGGCGAATAAAGCCCGGCCTGTAATCCCAGCAGCGTCAGCATGGCAACATCATAGCCATAAATCTTAAACGAACAGGTCAGCGCTTCCATGCCGTCATCCACTGCCACCGGTGCATCCATTGCGCCGGTTTTGATATCCACTGTCGTGATATTAATGGCTGGCGGCGTGTATTCATGCGCCCCCTGAAGGCGGATCCCGCCAGGAAGAAATAACGCCCATGCGCGCAACAGTTTTTTTTCACCCGTCATCATACTGTCAGTTCCTCCAGCGCCAGTTTATTGTTAATCATTGCCCGCAGTGTCAGGCGCTCCAGTGGTGACTTCGGCCCAAAGTCATAATCAATATACAACTGCCCTGCCGCCAGGGTTTCTGCAGTGTTCAGTTCATCGTTCAGCCATGCACTGCCACCGTGGATCGCGCCCAGATTTTTAAGCTGACGCATATAGGCATTAATGCTGCCAAGAATGTCGTCTGCCACATCCCGATCAAGCGGGCGATCGACATAAGGCAGCATGGCCTCCTGGATGCTGTCCTCAATCACATCTGCAGTGCGGCGTACCGGCTCAAAACGCCACTGACTGTGGGATGTGCACAGACGGTTACCCCAGTGTTTAAAACCGTCATGGCGAATAATGGTGGAGATATTTTCCATGTTCAGCAGGTTTGCCGTGCAGTTCTGCTCCCCGAGAATAAACGTATCCACCTGCTCCAGACCGGTGATATTCATCACGTCCTGGTTTGATTTGGACCACCACCACCCTTTTTCGTAATCAATACGGGCACGCAGCCCGGCAGCACGAGCCGAATATGGACGAAATATCGTTTGCCCGCTGTCATCCGTCACTGACACGCGCGGACGCAGCAGCTCCACACGCCCACCAAATGACGCGCGCCGCTGAACCACATCCTGCGGCGTTGCCATTGAGGGCGAGTCAATATAGGCCACAGCCCGCAGCTTCGCGGCATACGTTTCCAGCGCCTTTGCCACGCCATCATCCTCACTGTACCCCGTGGCGATGAGGATGCGCGGTTGATAGCCTGTCACGCCCTTACTTTCTGTCAGCGCCTCCATGGCCTGAATCACCGCCGCACGCTGTTCGGCCTCTTTCGCCTTTGTTTTACTTTCTGCGCGCACCACAATCACCAGCGCCCCAGTCTGGTCAAAAATATCTCGCAGGGCCGGGTATAATGTTCCGGCTGTGCCCAGTTTCCCGGCCTGAGTAATGGCCCCTGCCACCACCACTGGTGTATTGACCGGGAACGCCTCATCTTCTCCGCCGGATAACGTCAGGCTGAACGGCAACACCACTTTATTTTCAGCGTCTCCTGCATTCAGGGTGCTGACAGCCGCCGTCACAGGCGAATCCCCCAGCGCATTCACCACTTCAGTCACACGGTCCGCCGTGGCGTTAACCTGGCTGTGTTCGTCCGTCCCCAGTGTTATCGTCAGGGTCGTACCTTTCAGCGAGGCCACTGTCTGCGCATTTTGTTCTGTGGCAGCCACAGCAACAACCGAAATCTTATTACCGGCCCGACCTTCCTGTTTCGCCGTGAAATCCAGCGCCGTTCCCAGCAGCCAGGAGCCGGCTGTGCCGGAAGCGCACACACCACCAGAGGCGTCCGGCGCTGTCCCCACCAGGCCAATCACTGCCGTGGAGATGGTCTGCACGGCAACCGTGCCTGTCGTCAGTTCAATGGTTTCAACACCATGTAATCCGGACATACATTTCTCCCATAAAAAAACCGCCCTCAGGCGGTCAGATGATTAACTTCTTTTTCAGGTATTTTGTGGCTGCTCAGGCCAGCTAATATTGTTGTATGTGGTCTTATCCGTAATAGCGCTGAAATCCATCGCCTGCAGCGATTTCGCGTAAATGCGGTACGCTTTCAGCTTCTCCCTGTCTTCGTCACTGATTAATCCCAGCAGCAGGTCTTTTCCCCATTCGCTGGTCATGATGCTGACCTGTTTTAACAGTGCATCACGCTCATCTTCCGCTTTAAGTTTGTAGTCAAAAACAAATTCATCATTGCGATAAAACCAGTAACCCGACGCCTCAATGCGACGATTGGCGGTAATATCCGGTAACTCAATCACGCTTTTATTTTCCGGGCAGATTGAGGTGATGTCTTTTCCGACCCAGACCACCTCGCCAGTTTCAACATAAATAACTTTCAGAGTGTCTGGCTGAAATTTTTCCTGGGCTTCGTGCCATTCCTGACCATCATCGGAGAACAGCCACAATAAAAATTTATGCTGTCGCGCCAGCTGGTATTGCTCAATTGTTTTAGGGTTTTGTGCCGTAATATTTTTTAAGTGCATCATAATTACAAACTCGCTACATTCCGCCAGACCCCATTAATCAGAACCTGCACCGGGCGGGCATTGGCCCAGTCCATACTTTCACCACCGTCAAGACCGCTGATAAGGTGACCTGATGGTGCATTCCCGCCACGCCCAATACCAATGGCACCGCCCAGACGCACATCCTGTACACCGCCTGTTTTGGTTTGATAGCGGGCATCAAAGTTTCCGTAGTCTGACGGTGTTACCCGACCTGAAACATTCACTGCCCGGTTACTTTGTAACGCGCCATTCTGAAAACGGAATACGTGCTGACCATTGGCATAAACATCCAGCAGGCCGTCACCATTCTGTTTCAGGCCGGTATCGTTATCTCCGAAAGCAATTGAGTTTCCACCCAGCGCGTTCTGAACGCCGATACCCAGCGCACCATTGACCTGAGAACCGCCGCCAACAGACACTTTATGCGACATGGATATTTCACCCGTCCGCAGATTAATAGTGAACGGTCGAAGTGGACCAATATCGCCATTCTCGCCCTGACCTTCACTGGTAGGGATAAGGTGCAGGCACTCTTCCGAACGACGAAAAATCAGACCAAAGGCTTCGTTGAAAATCCTCAGCGCATTAACACCACGGATTTTCAGTTCCCCGGTCATGGTGTCACCATCACGCTGAACGGCACTTTTTGCCTTGTCCACCGTAGGTTTTAATCCGAGGTTTTCAACAGCCTCATCCTTGTCTTCCACATCCGAAAGATTCTTTTTTCGTTGCAGATAGCGTCTGTCTCCGATTTCCTGAGTAATAATGGCCCTGTCCGGATCAACTTCCAGCACCACGTTTTGTGCGTGCGTCAGCCCAAGAACCAGCGTCAGAATAACTTCCTTGATAACAGAGTCCGTCTGGTCTGGTAAAAAGGTGTCCGGATAACGCCCGTATGCGATAAGCGTACCACTGTCGCTGATCATCCCCAGTTCACGAAGGGTTTTACCGGGGTATGATTTGCAGTCAATCACAACATCCCCGCTGATGAATCCCTCCTCCACCGCGCCGTCCGAAAAGGGTTCCTGTCCGAATTCGCCGTACAATGATGTCATTGCTGCCATTTCATCCGGCGTGGATGGCAATGCCTGCCCGCCCCCGTCACCAAGCAGAACATGCCGGACGGTCACGGTTTGCCCGTTCTGATATGCTGCTTCAATTTCTGCAGCGCCGGACGTTGTCAGAATCAGTCCATTCATACACCTGCCTCACTCTGCCCGCCAGTGGGCACTGTCTTTGTTATCACACCGTTACTTCTGATTTTTTCCGTCGCCATCACATAACCGTAACAAAATCCCCGCCCTGTGCTGTTCCCGTAAACGTGAATACTGAACCAGCTGCGCAGATTTTTGGCACGGAGCACCGCATGCTTCAGATCCTGATGATCATTCATCAGCACCGGTAAATCCTTCTGCTCCACGTTCAGACGAAAGGTATACGGCTCCCCGGGTGGGGTCTGCTCATACCACTCAACAATCTGCGATCGGAAGGGACTGTCAGCCAGCGATGCCATCAGCGCCGCTTTAGTCCCTCTGTGGCGGTGGATGTAAGCAGCACGTTTTATCGCAGACCTTTTTTCCGTCTCCGTCCAGTGTTCATTCCAGGTATCCACCGCCATTTCCCAGGCCAGCCATGGCAGCAATTCAGCAGGACATAAATCGGGATTTTTCACATAGCGGATCAGGCAGACCGCTATGTCTGACAGCATATCTCCGGCGACACAGTCCACCACCCGCTCTGCCAGACTGGCACTGACCGGCAGTATGCTCCTGATATCGTCATTCATCAGTTGTCTCCACCTTATTCAGCGTTATCTTACGGCACCACGGTGCCTGCCCCATCGCAGGAACGATATCACTGCCCGGAGAGGTCAGATTCACCGTAATCACCCCGGTCTGGTGAAGGGCACCATCCATGCCAGAACGGGATGCCACCGAGCCAATCCGGTGGACGCTGTCAGTGTATGACTGCAGCGCCTTGCGGGCATTTGCCATAACCAGTTCACCATCCAGTCCGTAGGGAATATGAATATCCGCCACCACATCGTAGGGAATAATTTCTGCCGTCCGGACACTGACAAAATCCGTCAGGGGACGGGTTTCATCATCACAGACTGATGCTGCCACCTTATCCAGCAGGGGTTGTGATGCAGTGCCATTTCCGGAGCGGGATAACACATAAAGAAAAACCCGGCCTTCCTGCGAATGTGTTTCCGGTCCGTAAGCCTTCACATCCAGCACATCAGGATCAGCACTTTGTGCAAAATAGTGATACGCATTTTTCGCGCCGGCGGTGCTGAGCCGTGCCCATGACAACTGGATACGTTCGCGAAAAGCGTCATCATCTTCATACACCGCCGGCGTGGGCGGAATGGTGCTGTCGTCTGCCGGGGTAATAACCAGCCGCTGAACCTGATAATTCGCGCCAACCTGATCCAGATCGTTCCCACCGGCACTGGCAAGCAGTACAGCACGGACAGCATCATTTATCTGCTGGCGCATCAGCGCCACCCGATAAGCCAGCGCCTCTGCCCATTTATACGCGGGATCAGATTCCACCAGAGCCGAAAACAACGTATCCAGCTCCTGATACTTCGCCACTATCTGAGTGACCAGCACAGCGGTGTCCGGCACCTCCACCGCATCCGGTACTGGTATCGCGGACAGATCAATAATTGCCTGAGACGTTGCCAATTTTTATCTCCTCGAGTCGAATCGTGTCCTGAGTTTCGTTATTCACCCCGACAAGCGTCAGCCACGCACTTCCTTCTCCTGTCCACGTCACTTCCACCCGCCGGAGAGTCAGACGGGGTTCCCAGCGTTCAAGGGCGGTTACCGTTTCACGGACAATTCTCACCCGCGTGAAATCATCCTGTGGGTTATCAAGCAGACTGAAAAGTCTGCTGCCGTATTCCCTGAGCAGGACCCGGCTGCCGACCGGTGTTGACAAAATATCAGTGACGGACTGGCGCAGATGTTCGTTACCGTGCAGATATCTGCCGGTGGCTGAATCAATACCAATCATGTTGTTTATTCCGGAAAAAGAACTGAAAGGGGATTACATTTGCTGACCAGGCTGTCCGGTGCTGCCACCACTGTCGCCCCGGTGATTGTGACCGTTATAGACAATTCTGATTTGACTCATCGTTCCGTGATAATCAGAAACCTCACCACCGACCATCAGATCCGCCTTAACCACCGCCTCAGCATTCATGGTTGCTTTACCCTGTACGGTCAGGGTATCTGTGATTTCTACCGGACCGTCCAGGGTTCCCCTGCCTGTAATTTTATAGCTGCCGCCTTCAGCCAGCGTGATGGACAGGACATTAGCCTGACGGTCGTAACGGATTTCCGTTCCGGTATCAAACAAAATAACATGTTCGTATTCACTGCCCTCAGGGACAGGAATGGCGTCAATATTGGGCCCCGGATACACCCGACCGTTACGCAGATCGCCCGCCTCCGATATCACTGTAACGGCATCTCCGGGGGACGGATAATTACTGACCTGCATGTAGCGCCCGGACTGTACCTGAATCCAGGGCAACGGAGGCGAAAGCACATCCCCGATATCCACCCGAACCATCACCGGGCTACCCGGGATCACCTCGTCCACCACGCCGCGACGGACCATGTCCGCCACCCTGCGGCGTAACTCTGCCACTTCATCCGCCAGACTCATCACCGGTGCCCTCCGATTTCCAGATAAGACGATAATCCTGCTCATGTCTCTTGCCGGTTTCCGGTACTTTACCCAGCCAGACTTCCTGTAACGGCGCACCTGCCGGAACCGCAAACGGATCTTCGCCGACCGGAATGTCCTGTTCAAAAGAGACACGGAAAACGATGTAGTCGTCCAGCAGCCGGTCGAAGGTATCCACCTCAGCATCGATAAAAACCGCCGGATCAACGTTATCCAGCCCGAACGTGGCTCCCTCAATCCAGTCAGATAAATCCATCGCGAGACAACGGGCAAAAATCTGCGGTTTTGGCACGTTTTCCGTCTTCCCGGCCCGGTCTGTCACCACAAACAGATCACATTTCAGCGTGACCCGCGTTTGCCCGTCGGCAAAATGAGCCTTGTCCCAGCCCGGTACATCCACAAACACAGCAGGCGTCACCAGTTGCGTCACTTTTTCCGGGTACTCATCGGCATCTTCCACCCAGGGAATTTGTTTCAGACTGTCAATCACCGCCTGATGCCAGGCGCCCATCATCAATGGCTCCATCACTCCAGCCCCTTAAATACCCGGAATTTCAGTTCATGCTCAAAATTTTTCAGGATCAGTACTTCCGCATCCGGAAAAACAAAATCCTCTATACGGTTCAGCATGGCTTCATAAATATCAATTTCCGCTTCACGCACCCTCCGTCGTCCGGATGTCTGTCGGATCAGTATCATTTTCCTTTTTGATATACGTCCGTTACGATTTTCCGCTTCGAACTGGTTGATAAAGGCATCATCCGTTGACCAGGTGCTGACAGGCAGGGATTCCCCGGCAGGTTTAAAACGGATCTCCCGTGCCTTCCTGCGGTGAGAAGCTGGTGCAAAACGCCCCCGCTCATCGCGCAACTGATGGCGTTCGCCGCGTCGTCCCCCACTGATGCGTCCGCGCAGATCGCGTACTTTGATGGCGTTCAGACCGAACCATACCTTCGCCTCATCAAACTCATCACCGTTACGACGAATGATAAAATTATGCAGAACACGCTTTTTGATCATTTTCTGACTGCGTGGGGCAACCTGTTTTTTAAACTCTGCCATAGCCTTCATCCGCAGTGCAGACGCGGCTCTTTTCAGCGCCACGCCCCAGGCTTTACGGATCTGACTTTTTGACCCACCCAGTTTAGCGATAATTTTCAGCACCTCATCTTCATCAATATCGACGACGAGGTTTCGTGCCAGCCGTCGCTGCCGGGCACTGCTTCGTTCATGCTCTCTGACTGCCATAACGTTTACTCGGTCGTTCCGGTGCAGCAGGTGTATTTCTCCCGGGCTCTCCACGCGCAAGGGTGATGGTAATCACCCCCTGACCCGCAGTGCCTGACTCATCCCAGCCGGGATCGACTACCTGATAGGGCTCGCCGTGGATCATGACCCTGTCATATTTTTTCAGACCGGCGGCCCATGCGCTCCGGGTAAATAACACGGGTGCAGTATCACGAATTTCGCCGCTGCCAGTGTTCATCCCGGTGTTATCTGCCGGGGCATCAAAAACGGCACGGATTTTTCTTTCCGTGCCGCCCGGATATATGCTGATTTCCGTCCCCATCGTATCCAGGATGATGTCATCCGCATCACTCATGGCCTGATCGAACAGATTATCGAACATCATCACTCCCGGATTTTTTCTGCCAGACCGTCTGCCAGCAACGCGGGAACTGTGGCTTCATTAACCAGCACAACACTGGAGGCCCGGGCAAACATCAACATTTTTCCCGTCACAGCATCACAGGCTGGCATATGCGCCGTTTTCAGCATACGCACCCGGGCGAGTCCCTGCTCAGAATGCATTCCGTCGCCGGATGCATCGTTGCCCACCTCCTCCTTCCCCGTCTCCTCCCCATCGAATCCGGCGGCCTCCTCCTCCCATTCCGCCAGACGCTGCTCGAGATCGGCTTTTGAACCTGAAATATCTGCTTCACGCCCCAGAATCACTGCCAGTTCCTGCAAACGTTCAGTCATCTGCTCTTTTGTCATCACATCTCTCCCGTGCGCTAAAGAAAAAGGCGGGAATATCCCGCCCCGTCTTATTTCACCTGAACCACCACAAACGCATCCGGATCCGGCAGCACCATCAACGGCGCAGACTGCGTCATGGTATATTCGCAACCAGGATCCCCCACTTCCTCCCAGTGTTTCGGATAACGAATCGCAGAGGTGATCCCTTCACTCAGCGCCTGATTATCCTGGATTGCGCCATAGCAACGGACGCCCTCCGCCTGAGTGTTTCCCAGAATCAGTGTACCTTCCGGCAGATAACGCTGTTCATCCCCGTTTTCGTCAACATACGTTGTCTTCGCCACCACAATTGCCAGATCGCCGTAATGACCTTTAAAGGAAACCACGGAGCCCAGGTCTTTCAGTGCCGTTTCCAGCTCAGATTTGGAGCCACGGCGGGTATCCAGTTTCTCACGGAACAGTTTAAAACCGTTCAGCATACGCCAGACCGTACCGTCCATAATCGCGATATTGATGGTACCGGAAGCAAAATCGCAGTACGCATCAAGATCATGCGTCGGATCGAAGGTGTCAGCATTCTGCTTTGACCATTCGCGTCCGCCAGCCTGCGTAATGTTATTGGCGGCAGAACGCCCAAAATCCACTTCCACCGTCTCAAACTGCTCGCCGCTCATAGTGTATTTACCCTGCAGAACAGCACTGACTGCCTGCATTTCTTCCACCTGCACAATCGCCTGCTCTTCCTGTTTCAGGTTGTCCGTCAGAATACGCAGACGGCGGTAAGCCGGGTCATTAAGGCGGGCCGGATCTTCCCCCGGAAGACGTTCCACAGCCTGCTGATAATCAAAGCGGTGTTTTGGTTTTACATAACCGGGACGTAACACGCGGGTTTCACCACCACGGCTGCGCAGCACTTTGCCTGACACCACCGGAGACACATACGCCGCAACCGGTGTTTTGCCGGTAATTTTATCCAGCATGACTTCCTGAGTATGGAAAGTGATCGTGCGACGAAAGAACAGCTCAAGAAACAGCGCACGAAATTTCACTTTCTGCTCGGTGTACCCGAGTAACTGACGCGTGGTAAATAACCCCATAATTTATTTTCCTTCAGAAACACAAACGGGCCGCATCGCGACCCGTTTTTTCAGTTAATCACTTCACCATCAGGCGTGGCTGATGGCACTTCCCACAAATGCGTTGGCTTTTTTCACCGCATCCACAGAGTCAGGCCAGACCAGCGACTCAGTGGCAAACGTACCGCTTTTGTAGTACGTCAGCGTGGGTTCTGTTCCGGTAAGCGCCAGAGCCAGCACCCCCACTGCCGTTCCGGCTTTCTGACCATCCCATGCCACCAGTTTTCCGGTGGCGTCATCCACCATCAGTGGCGTCAGTGCAGGTGTGGCAGCACTGATACCACTGGTGGCGGTTGCGGTATGCGCCGGATCGCTTCCGGCAAAAATGCGCACATCTGCACGCTTTTCCGTGGTGGTTTTAATCATTTTTTCAGTCTCCTGATTTATCTGAATTCCGGATACCGCTTACGGCATACTCATCAGCAGGTCTTCTTCCCCGCGCCCGGCAGTTCCGCCACCGGAAACCGCACTGGCAGCATGCTGTGCCATAAAGCGATCAAAAAGTGTTTCCTGTGACGGTTGCGATGCCGCCGGCGCGGCTGCCAGCAGCGTTTTCGCCTGCGCCACCGTCATTCCTGGCTGTTCTGTCAGTGCCTGTGCAAGTTGTTCGCGCCCTTTCGCCTCCGGCAGCGCCATAATCTGATCGCCGACACTTGCAGAACCCGCAACCGGTGCCGCCGCCAGTAACGTTTTGGCCTGGTCAACGGTCATTCCCGGCTGTTCAGCCAGCGCCTGCGCGAGTTGTTCACGCCCTTTTGCTTCCGGCAACGCCATAATCTGATCACCCGTGCTGTCAGTACCGGCAACCGGCGCAGCTGCAAGCAACGTTTTCGCCTGCTCAACCGTCATTCCTGGCTGACCTGCCAGCATTTGCGCCAGTTGCTCGCGCCCTTTCGCCTCCTGACAATTCAGGATCCCCATCACGCGCTGATTTTCCTGGACCACCGCTTCAGCAACGGTCAGATTTTTAACTGTCATCGTTTCCTCCTGTGTAACAGATTCATTCAGTGCAGAAACCATCACTTCAACAGCATCTGCAGCATTAATCAGTTGATCAGCCAGGCCTGCATCAATGCCTGCCTGACCGTCATAAACGGCAGCCTCGGTATTCATCACCGCCTCTGAACTCAGCCCCGTATAAAGCGCCACCTTGTCGACAAACATCCGGCGGGCCTCATCAATACGGCGCTGAAAATCTGCACGCACACCTGCCGGCAATGCCTGAATACTGTTGCCGTCAACCTTGTGCTGCCCGGAGTAAATCAGCGTGATGTCCACCCCTTCCTGTGCCAGTTGTTTCTCGTAACTGGCGTGCGCCATCATCACGCCAATCGAACCAATTTTTGCCGTCTGCGTGACCAGCCGACGGGTACAGGCTGCCGCCAGCAACATGGCGGCTGAACAGGCCATGTCATTACACAGCGCCCACACGGGCTTCTGTTCCCGCAGACGGTAAATCATGTCAGCACAGTCAAACGCCCCGGCAGCCTGACCGCCCGGGCTGTCGATATCCAGCAAAATGCCGCGCACATCCGGATCATTCACCGCCATCTGAAGGCGGGCCGTCAGGCCGTCATAGCCAGTCATGCCGGAGTAAGGCCGCAGGGTACCCAGTTTATGCACCAGCGTGCCGCTCACCGGCAGAATGGCGATGCCATTCTTCACCTGGTAACTCTTTGCCGGACGCTGACCGCCCGCCATATAGTCAGTCACAGCCAGTTGCATTCCATCAGCATCAAGCTGAACAGCCTGCTGAGGAACGGCAAGGCTGCCGGCCCCTATCTCCTTACCCAGCGCGCAAAAGAAAACCCGCGCATAGGCGGGTTCCAGTAAAAGCGGTTCATTAAATGCCATGGCGGCAATATGCGATAAATTACGACGCATCGCCTTTTTCTCCCGTTGTCTGTCGGATCTGCTGCTGAAACGTGTCCTTTATCCAGATGGGGCGGGGAAGACCCGCTGCCTGTCGCTCCTGGCTTTCACGCAGTTGCTGGCGGAAAATCTCCTGATAGTCATCGCCCATCAGGGCCAGCTCTTTCTCGTACGTGCTCAGGCCACCTTCAATACGCATCACCGCTTCCTGCACTTCCTTAAGGCCATCAATCGCCATGCGACCGGCACCAATCCACTCGGCACGACACCATCCGGAACGGGCCTCCCAGAATGAAAAACGGGATTTCGGCGGGCGGATCACACCGCGAATAAGCGCTTCCTCCAGCCAGCAGGCAAACATCTGTGATGCCAGCCGGCTGGCCACAAATTTTCGTTTGCCCATAAAATACCGCCACGACTCATTGGCGGATGCCCTGGCACTGGAATAACTGACCTGTGAATAATCACGGGAAAGCTGTTCATAGGACACCCCCAGTCCGGCAGCAATGTAACGTAACAGCGCCTTTTCCAGTTCAGAGAAACCATTATCTGCATTCTGCGCTGTCTGCAGATTCAGTGAATCCCCCGGATAAAGATGTGGAATACGGACCCCGCCCAGCTTTACCGTATTGGTGGCGTAATAACGCGCGTAGCCTTTCATGATGGTGTTCAGGGGATTTTTACCGCCATCTCCCACCCCGGCGATATATTCAAATGCTTTTTCCGAATCCAGCGTGGATTCAATCGTCGCGGCATACATCGCCCGCACCACCGCCGACTGCAGTTGCGTGGCCTGCAGTGTGTCGAGCATCTTGAGACGCTCCATGACAGAATAAAACTGGTTGGCCCCGCGCGTCTGCCCGTCCTCCTGCGGCTGAAACACATGGATCATTCCCGGTCGCCCGGAGGGCAGCGCCGCCGCAATCCGCGTCCAGTTGCTGACACCGTAACCTGGCCAGTCATCTTCCTGAACATGGTAGGCCAGTGCTTTTCCGTACCGGTTGATTTCCACCCCGGCACGCATAAAACGATCGCCGATGCCATAAACGGGCGTACTGACACGTTTCGGGCTGATGGTCTTGAATTTCGTCCGGAATAATGACGTGGATTCCGTATCCCATACGGGCTGGACAAAAATTTCACCGTTAAACGTATGAACGCCCACCCCTTCACGAATAAATTCGGTAAACGAGCGACGCCCCTCCACATCCATCGAACCAAACACAGGATCGCAATATTCCATCCACGCCGCCTCCACATCTTCAATAAAGGCATGCGAATCAGCTTCCGACATCCCCAGCCAGCGCCAGTTGGGCCGGTAGCTCAGGCGAAACATGTGCCCGACGATATGGTCTTTATGAATTTCCACTGCATTTGCGGCAATACCGTTGTTACGGACCAGATCATCCGCACGGGCGTTACCCAGCTGAATGGAAGGTAAGAGCGCCACATCGGCACTTTCCGGTGCAGGCAACCATTCCGCAAGCTGCCCGCCAAATCCGGTACCCCCTCCGGAATATCCCATACTCTGCCGCAATGGCTGCCCGTGCAGATCCACCAGTTCCCCGTTCACAGCCCCACTCCTGCCGGGGCACGACGCCGTCCGGATACGCCCAGCGCACTTTCCAGCTCTTTAATATACTGGCGTAGTTCACCAATCGTCGCCCGCGAATACTGAACCTGACGCCCGTCCTTACTGACGGAAACCACAGCACGTCCGATCATCAGTTCATGTAATGCCCGACGGGCATCACAAAGCATTTCATGCGTATAAACCATTCTTTATCCTCCACTCAGTGCAGCCGCGATTTCTTCCAGACTCATCTCATCGTCGTCCTGCTCATCTCTTCTGGCACGGGCCAGTGCTTCAAGATCCAGCTGCCACCGCTGAACTGAAATACGCAGGGCAGCATAGGCATATACCAGGCAGTCGAGGGCTTCGTTGCGTCGCCCTTTTTTATCCCACAGCAGTTTCACCCTGCCATTAACCACCTTCTCCACCAGCTCTTCCGCCACGATCTGACGCGCCTCTTCTTCCGAAAAAATGTCGGGGTTATCCGGAAAACGGACGGTATACGGGGCGGCTTCACTGACAGAGACCACTGGCAGGGCAAAACGGGCGTACAGCATTTCCTTGACGGTATCGGAGCCCACCTCACACAAAAACACACCACGCTGGTTGCGCTTTTTGGGCATGGTGATCACCGGCTTGCCGTACACCGATGCCCCTTTTATGGGAAGCACAAAAAAAGTGCCGTGTTTCCTGGAACGCTGATACACAATGTCCTGGTCGATACCACCGGTATCCCAGCAGACACGGGAAATGGAAATTTCAGTACCGTCAGCATGACGATATTTTTTCCGGATCACCGTATCAACACGTTTAAGGGTGTCCTCGTCTTCCGGTCGCCCCATGATAATTTGCTTATCAATCAGAAAGGCTTCTTCGCCGGGAGCCCAGCCCCAGACATAAATTTCATAGCGATCTTTCTGGGAGTCGATCCCGGCGGTCAGGTAAACCACCCGCAGGGGAACCTGCGCACCATAGTGGCAGACTTTTTCCAGCAACAACTCAAAGCTCAGTTTTTCTGCCACGGCCTCTTCATAGGGCTCCCCGAGCGTGGTGTTAATAAACGTCTTAACACCGTTCGGATCCTTCAGCGCATCCAGCCAGTCATAAACAATCTGTACCCAGGTGGTGAACGGACTGTACGCTGTCCACACGTGGTACGTGATTGAGCGCGGTGGCGGCATCTCCTCATCACCGGCGCTGTAAAATGCCAGGCCGTCGCGCGTCCACATCCCGGTATTGTCACAAATCCAGCGCCCGTCGGTCTGGTCAAGTTCCGACTGCCGGATCACACAGCCATTATGTTCACACAGGTAATACACCGTTTCCGGTTTACCCTTCTCCCATTTCAGGCCAAACGGCGTCGCATCATCGCCAAACTTCAGATACTGGGCCTCCCCGCAATGAGGGCAAGGGACATAAAACCGCATGAAATGCGCAGATTCATTCGCGGCTTTCTCAATCTGGCAGGAGCCTTTAATTTTCGGCGTTGAGCCGCGTATGGATTTAGGCCATACCGAGCCTTCGATACGTTTATCGCCAAGCAGCGTCGGCGAGCCTTCTTTTTCCACATCCGGTTCAAACGAGGAGAGTTCGTCATAGCAGACCACATCCACAGATTTTTCACGGTAGTTTTTAGCTGCGGCACCGCCCAGGCACCAGAACCCCACGCCGGAGGAAAAACGCTTCAGGGTAAGTGTATTATCGCGGTGCTTTCTTCCGTACCATGGAGCCAGCTCCAGCAATGCAGGGACATCCCTGATCGTTGGCTCAACATGAGATTTCATGAAATCTTCTGCCGCAGAATCTGTTGGCTGAAAAAGCAGACTGTTACGGGATTTATGCTCAATAAAATAAGCCTCCACCCCCAACAGCATTTTGGTGTAACCAACGCGCGCCGATTTAATCAGATTAACGGTGCGGATCCGGTCATTTCCCATGCTGTTCATAATGGCAACCTGAAACGGCAGGGTTTCCCATTGTCCGGGAGTGTATGAAGATTCTTTCGGCAGATAATAATGTTGATCAGCCCACTGAACCGTCGTCAGTGGAACCGGAATATTGAGAGATAAAAGCCCTGTAGCTATCGCACCGGCTGCATTAGCTGCCTTCTGTGCGTCTGAAATCATCAATCCACCTGCCCACGTTTTCACCGGCTTTAGCTGCAACATTGGAGGCTTTCGCGATTTCAGTTTTCACCACATCAAGGTGTGATGGTGAAATATCCGGATATTTACGCTGTAATGTCAGCGGCACACGTACAAGTATCCCCGAAATCTCCTGTGCCACACGTTGCAGAATGAAGGTAAACAATTCCGTTTCCAGCACCAGCCCTTCTTCACGGGCATTTTTCAGCTCCTGTGCGTCAGCCTGTGCTTTGGTGAGCCGGTAGCGTTCATAGTCAATGGTGCCGGGTTGTAAATCTGATTCTGCAGCCGCACGCAAATCTTCCAGTTCTTTGCGGAGCTTTTCGTTTTCGATATCTTTTTCCCGCTGCGCATACCACTCAATGGCTTCTGCAGTATTGAACATGGCTTCGATACCTTTGCCTCCCCCCGACAAAACTCTCAGCCCCTGACTTTGCCAGCCAGTGATTGTTCTGACATCGCACTCAAAAATTTCCGCCAGTTTCTTTTTGTTAACCTTCACGGCACATATTCCTCACAAAAAGAAGAAAGGATCTCAAAACGCTTTTTTCAGCGAAAAATCACCGCTGCCAGATCCTTTCTTTTTTTTAAGAAAACCCTATTAAACAACAGGTTAGCCAGAAGAAGAACGGATCTGCTTTTTCCCTGAAAATTTTCATAAATAGCGCGTTTTTGCGCGTCCCCAGACCCTCGGTGTTTCAGGTTCTGGAAAGGACCCATAAAAAAGAGAACAATTATCATTGCATTGAAGACATCAATCTTGTTGTATTGCCACAAATCAGGGCCATTAAACAAACATGTCAAAGAATAACAATTCAAAGTGACCTGCCAATTAATAGGCCTGATAACTAATTAATGATATTTCCGTTTTCCCGCTAGAATATGTTCTATAATGCAGGATAACTTTTGTATTTTCATTCAAAGCATTAATTATTGATTGTTTTGATATGTCTGGAAATTGGTTTTGAATATCAGCAACCAATGTTTCAAGATAAAGATCAACCTCTCTGCGCGGTGGTACACAACATAAATTGTATAAATAGTTATTAACTATATTCGTAACATTTCTCATGCCCACAATGCCTCATGATAAAAAATATTAACCTGTATTCACTCCTGATATAATATCATAAAAAAAATCCAACTTATCCTTTCCATCAAAGTGGTAATGACTCCAACTTATTGATAGTGTTTTATGTTCAGATAATGCCCGATGACTTTGTCATGCAGCTCCACCGATTTTGAGAACGACAGCGA